AACTAATATCTTCAACGTTGTCACCCATTTCAGATTTTTGGGATGTTTTTAATACTGATATACCTTGTGAGATTGTTTTATCAGTATCATCTTTCAAAATACCAACAAATGAGAAGTTTCTAGCACCATTTCCAGTTTTTCCGTTGGTAACGATGTAAGTTACAGTTACAATAGCTCCAGCTGGAGGTTTTTTACCAATAATTCCGTCTCCAAATAAAATTTCATACTGTTCATCTTCAATTTCTTGAATTAAAAATAATTTAGAGGTATTATCTACCTTCAAAATGTTATTATAGAGCGTATAAATCTCATCTGTTGTCGAAGAAACAGTAACACGGATAGAAGTTGTGTCAATATTTGAGTTTGGAAGAATATATCTTTGATTTGGTTGAGAATAATCTATTTCAAATGATTTTTGAAGGTAAATTCCTTCATAAATTCTCAAATTACTAAAAGTAGCAGTATTATTATCGTTTGTTGTAGCTACAAAGTCGTCTGGAATTGAAAATATGTAATTACTTCCTAACTGATTACCTAAAGCAACCTGTCCAGCCTTCAAAGTTAGGATTTTTGTGTCATTAGTACCTAAATCTACAGTAAAATCAACCACAGCTTGTGCAGCTCTAGAAGATCTTGGAACATAACCAATGTTTCTAGCAAGAGAAACAACATTTTCACGCAATGTAGCGCTATCAAGGAAGCACTCATTGACTGCCATGTTCGTATTATAAGCAGTAATGTAAGAGTTATACGCTAAAAGGTCAATTAGAGTAGAAAAGTTTGATCCTTCAAAGTCAAAATCAGCGAAATCACTGTTTACTCGAAGATAATCTTTAATTTGAGCCCTAAGATCAGCGAAATCTAGGTTTGTAAACTGGTTAAACGACATTATACTCTAGTTGATTGGAGAATAAATTCTATATTTTGCTGTGGGAACTGCATCCCAGTAATATCATAAGTGATATTGCAAGTTAATTGGTTAGTATCAAGCGGAAAAAGCACTGTTACAGAACAATTACTGACTCTAGGTTCGTAATTACTCAATAAAAGTTTTATATCATCTTCTAAAACTTGAGCAACGTCTGGATCTTGCTGCTCAAATAGAGTATCTTCAAGAGGACTACCTAATAATTTCTGGTAAAACCTTTCACCTACTCTTGTTCTTACTAAATTTGTGACAGATCTCTTGATTGCATCCTCATTTGTGAAGACACCGATGTCATTTGTCACAGGATGGCGACTAAATGACAGACTAATATCTCTAAAAGGAGTTTTTGTTACAAGTTGTCTATCTACTTTTGCCATTATTCACTCAAATTTTGTTTTCTTTTCTTGTCATTAGCGTCATCACCAACAACTTCACGCAAAATTGTCTCATCTTCTTCTGGTTTTTCTATAAAACCATCTTTAAAACCGCCAAATGGCGTATTTTTTAACTTCATTATGGACAAATATACTATTCAAATTCTATTTAGACACAAAAAAAGACCCTTTTAAGGGGTCTTTAAAATTTTTTGAGTGTTTTTTAACCAGCAGCGAGTGGAGATTGACTTGTATTGCTGTTTGCAGCAGCCTTTTTTCGTGCTTGAGCGCTTACATCATACTGTCCTTTTACACTTCCGCCTTTAAAACCAGCACTTTCTACGTTATGGGGAGCTAATTTAGGATCTGAGTCTGCCATCTTTAACCGTTTTCTTTTTATTTATCGATTTGAGCCCTTAATCTGTCGGGTGAGATCCCTTCATTCATGTAAAAGTTGAGTCTAACTCTTGCCTGTTCCTTATCAAGACCTACATCTTGCTTCGGATCGTTGACACACCAGCCTGATGTGCCTAATTCTACGACCTTGTACTTTATATTTTCCATTGGTTGTGGTGTTGTCATTAGATAATCCTCGTTTTTTCGTGGCCAACACGGATTTTTGGATCAATCCAGATCTCCATACCCGCTTCTTTTGCATCTAGACAGAAAGATACGTCTTCTCCGCACATATCTTGAACATCTCCAGACTCAAAGACTTGCATTTTAGGAGCAAACCAAGGATATTTCATCTCTTTATGCTCAAATACACCGTTTTTAATGAGTAACCAACCAAATCCAGTGTAATCAACAGTGAAAGGTTTGCGTCTACGAGAGATTGACTCAATAGTTTCGTGATTCATCACTCCACCATTCTTAGCAAAGTCCTCTTCTTCTAACCAATGTGCAACAGATGTTGTTTTTCCATCCTCTGTGCAGTACCAACCACCAGCAATATCCTTTTGCATCCATACTAAACGATAGAACTGCTCAGTATTGAAGACAATATCAGAGTCAATCCATAACTGATAGTCATATTTTAGTTTTCCGTCCCAAGGAATTTGATCTGGGCCTCTGAGAACGTTAGCACCAAGGCACTTGCATCTTGCAAAGTTAACCATTGATGAATAATCTTGTGAGATTTGGATACTAGATCCATTCTGAACAAGATCAAAGCATAGTTGAACGAAGTTCTTTAGAAAAATATAAGAAACTCCTCTACCTGGCAGACAGAAAACTATTGCTTTACCTTTCGCTAATTCTTTCGCCTTTGCCAAATCAAAGTCATCTTCGACTTTTTTAGTTTTGGGGGCTTTAGCTTTTACTGTAAATCCTTTTGCCATAACATGTTGTAATTACATTCTTAAGTATACCACGGTCAAACCAATTTGTCCATAGTGTTATATTATATATTAGCTTTTCCCGAACCCTTTTTTAGAAACTCCTGACTATTACAGGGGCCTAACAACATTCCCTGATTATTAATTCCTTTCAGAACCATGCTGTTGATTGCAATGTCACCAGCTACTGATAATCTTTTCTCGTCAGTTAAGAAGTGGGGGTAAACCGCATGAAACAGATCACTAGGAAAGATTAACATATGACCTTCATTATATTGTTGTTCTAATTTCCAATTTACTTTTCTCATATTTCCACAGATATCATTATAGGTTAGAATGAAATCCCCTGCGTCTGGATGCATAGTATTTGGCACTTCTTGTTCTTCTGTGGCACAGGAAGGAATCTTGAGCCATACTACAAAAGAGAATATAGCGTCATGTTGATGTAATGCTTGATATTGTCCTTTGTCAGTATAATTTGCCCAAAACTTCTGAAAGGTTAACTCATGTAAATGAGTTGTTCTTAACCTATGAGGTATTCCAAAATCTTCAATATATTGTTGTATTACTCTTCCCAGAACTTCTTTCTGAAAACGGTTATCATCATCTATCAACATCCACTGTTGCTTGGCATCATCTGGTTCATACTTTTCTACCAAATGGTGTAGATGATCTAAATGTTCTTTATCCAGAGTTATATCTAAAACTCCGTAATTAGGTAAATCAATCTTTTTGGTTCTCATTTTTAATCACCTTTATTTCTTCTTTACGAAGTTCATCATTTGGATAGTTTTTAAAATACTCTGTTAGATATGCCAGCTTGTGTTTTATATCTCCTACTGGAATATCTTCCATAATAAGATTATCGCCAATATAGACGTTATAGGTATTCATCTTCCCATGTGGCCATCATATCTTCTAAATCCTTTCTTATATCAGGATGGTACATCAGATGGTTATCATGCTCTAATCTAAAAGAGAGAGATTCGTAGATGTATTCTAGCTCCTTGACATCGAGCTCTATATTCATTGTTTCTTCAGAAATGTTCATTATAAACTTATCTATACATTTTAGTTTTTAACCACTTACAGGATCATACGTTGCGTCTGATGGATTTATTGGTTCGGTAGGCGACATACTATCAAAAACGATATCTCCAGCCAATGCAACACGATATTCAGTAGTTGTGTAATGTGGGTATACAATATGATTTATATCACTTGGAAAGAACAACATTTTACCCTCAGAACCTTTTCCCAAAACCCAATTCCTCTTTTGATATTGTCCACATGTATCGGGGTAACAAAGTACAAAATCTCCTGCTTCTGGCCTGAATCCTCTTTGTACAGCATTTTCTTCTTCTCCTTCAAAAGGTATCCTTAACCAAACTACAAAGGTGAATATGCCTTGATGATCATGTATGCTTTGATAATCTCCATCTTGAGATACACGACACCAGAAACGAGAGAATCTAGGTAGATGGTGATGTGTTGATTTGAGTTTAAAAGGTGTTCCATATTTTTCAAAGTAAGTTTGTGCCGCAGGCATCAAAACATTGTTTTGAAAGATGCCTTCATCATCAGTAACAAAGAATTGTTTGTCATCAATATTATCAACACTCAGTAATCGGTTTCCTTCCCACTTTGCACCACGAGAATACTTATGAACTAATTTCCACAAATAGTCAATCTCTTTATCTTCTAACTCACACTCAAGTACACCGTAGTTTGGTAGGTCTACAACTTTAGGTTGTTTCATTTAATCTTTCACGATACTTACGACGGCCATTTACAACCTTTTCCATTTGTGCTTCAGAGTATCTAGTTGTATAATATCCCTTGTCAGCCAACTGCTTACTCGTATCGTCCAACGCGGTTATTTTTTGTATCATGACTATGGTAAACAGTTCATCCTGTTTAAGTAACAACCACAAATCTCTTCCCTGACAATTCAAAAACGTGTTGATACCGTCAACGGCGCCAGACATTTGATCTGTGTTGATGATACTCACATTGGTCTTTGCTGCAACTATGACTACATCCTTACTACCATCGAACTTATCACACTCTCTCGTAACCACCTCCCAGTAGTCGTACGCGCTGAAAAAGTCATAGACCTTAATCAACTCTATCTTATTCTCATCTCTTACCTTCTTTGCAAAGGGACAACGTGGCCCTGTATAGTCTGCCGCACTGTCATCAGGTTTATGTAAGTAATCAATCCAATCATGAACGTAATCTGCAAGGACATCCAAGTCATGATTCTTATAATGTGGTGATATGACCATTAATAACTTTGATCCTCCCTTATACATTCATCGCCAATACAGACAGAGAACGACAAGCTATCTGTATGATAAGACTTGTAGATTCTGCCCCATATGACATCAAACTCTTCTTGGTCTAAGTTTTTAAACAAACACTTATCCTCGAAGTAGATGTGATAGGATTTTACTCCTTTATCCGTTGTGGTACTTGAATTGTCCATGAACCTCCTTTTAACTCTACCATTTTAAACTTTTTCTTATTACGCTCAATCTCTAACAACCACGATTCATTCATTGTACTGCCATACTCAACAGGATTCATACCAACGAAATCCAGTATTGCAGTATCCACCATATGATAGAGAGTATCCCAAGTAAGAGTATACTGTAATGCAGACGCTATCTGTTCAACCTCATATTCAGTAAGGTTCTGATTCAAGACGCCTAATCTACATTCGACTAACTCATTCAAGTCAATCTCTATCTTGCTATTCTTATATATTGCCATAATAAGTTCTTTACAGTTTCTTAATCAAATGATATACCTTCTTCATCAGGTAAGTCTAGAAGCTTCTCTTCTACCCAATGTTCTTTATTATCAATACCAGCTGCTTCAACATATGCCATGATATGTTTATCCACTTGTTTGTAGATAGGATGTAAGTCTATATCCATTCTTACATCATGTGCAATCTCTGCCACTTGCTTCTCTGTTAAACAATGATCAGGATGAAGAAGATCACAACAAGGGATCCTCTTCTCAATCAACTGATTAATGTTTATACGAATCTCATAGTCGTTATAAACCGCCATTAAAAGAACCTACCTTTAGATGCAAAGTTTACGATGGCAAATGATGAGCCTATACAAAAAGTCATCAATACGAGTGTTAATACAAATCCTTCAATCATTGTTTGTTTTATATGTTTACTT